TCGGGATCGTTCGGCACGTAGGGTGCGGGAGGCTTCACCCGCCCGACGTTCAACGGGTCGGCCGGGGCCGCCTGGACGACCGCGCCAACAGGGACCGAAGGCGCCTGCGTGACGGGGACGAACTCTCCGATCTGCGGCATTACTTAGTCCTCCGGTAGCCGGCGAGCTTGCCGTCCGTACCGATCACCGACTCGTATTCCTGCCCGGCTTCGGAGCCCGGAATACGCGGGTCGGGTCCGGTGATCTTCTGAACGGTGGGCGCGGCCTGCGGCCCGCGCAGCGCCGACAGCACTCGGGCCGCAGCCTGGGTCTGCTCGGGTGTGGCCTCGCGCGGCTTCACCGGGTAGTCGGGGACGACCTTCTCCCCGCGCTCGGCGCGCCGCTTCAGGTCGGGCAGCGTGGCGATCACATCGCTGCCGATCTTCAGGGCCTCGTCCTGCGGGATGGTGGTCGTGCCCGCCTTGGGCGTGGCGCCGGAGATGCGGTGAGTGATCTCGATCTCGGCGGCGGTGAGCACATCCTGCTGCCAGGGCTTCAGGTCGGAGAGCCCCTTGCCAGTGATCTGAGAGACGTGGAACAGCTGGCGCACGGCATCACGGGCGTTCGAGAGCGCGAGGTTCGTGCCCGGCGACCGCTCGACCGCCGCGATCTGATGTGCATCCTTGTCGTACGCCCGCATGACGTTGCGGATCTGCGACTCGGGCACGCCGGCCCCATACAGCGCAGCACTGAGGTCCGACTTGGGCAGCGCCGCCGAGAACCCGGCGTTTCGCGGATCAGCGAACGCAGTGTTGACCGCGGCGACGAGCGGCTTCGTGGCGTACGCGCTGTACCGCGCGTCGGCGCCGAGCAGCGAGGAAGCGTCGGCCTTCGGGTAGCGGGCGAGGGCCTCGGTCGCGGACAGACCTTCCTTCACGATCGCATTCGCCGCGGCGTGGGTCTGCTCGGAGCGCGCCTGCTCCTCGGCGGCGTGCGCCTCGCCTCGGTACTTCGCCGCGTGCGTGACGGCGGAGTCGTAGGCGATCGGGTCGGGAGAGGGCCCGGAGAGGAACTGCTTGCGCGCCGCCGCCTCCATCGCTGTGCTGCTCTTGCCCAGCCAGTTGTTTGCGGCGAAGGCCAGCCCCACGTCCGCGCTCGCTCCCCGAGTAGAGGCGGCCTTCGCGTCCGTGAACTGATCGCGCCACTTCTGCGTCTCGGCGCCGGAGAGCACGGACGGTGCGTCAGGATGGTCCTTGTCGAAGCCGACGCGCACGTCGCCGATCTTCGAGGCGAGCAGCCGCTCCCCCGCGGCGTAGTCGTTGCCGTAGGTGGTGAGCGCCTGCTGCACCATCTTCGACTCGATCACGCCGAGCTTCTTCTGAATCTCCTCCGGCGGCGTGGTGCGCGTCTTCAGGTAGTCTGAGATCACCCCGAACCGCGAACCGGCGATCTCAGCCAGCATCTTCGTATCCTGCTCGGTGTTGCCGGTCACGTTGCCCGCCGCCTTCACGGCGGAATATTCGGCGCCGTCCGCGACCTTGCCCTGCCACACATCGATCTGATGGTCGGCGGTGACGAGCATGTGGCGCGCGGCGGCCTGCGTCTCCAGCCGCGTGCGGATGTCGAAGGTCTTCAGCGCGAGCGGATCAGAGAGCGTGTCGGCGTGCTTCTTGCGCAGCGCCTCGATCTTCGGCGCGTAGTCGGCCTGGAGCTTGCGGACGGCGGCGGAGTAGTCGCCGCCCTGCTCGACCTGAAGGTTCTTGAGATCGTTCTTGTACTGCTCGACCGTGGCGTCCAACTCGTCGCCATAGCGCAGCGACGTGTCGGCCGCGGCGAACGAGGCATCCATCTTCCGCCGCTCGTGCGCGATCTGCCCAAGCTCCTGGGCACCAGCCTGGATCGCCTGCCCGACGCCGGCCCCGAACGCAGCCGGGGCGGCCTGCGCGCTCCCCATCGGCGTGGGGAGGCCCGGCACGCCCACGGACTGCTCGGTCAGCTGCGGGATCGCCATGGTCTTAGCCCCGGCCGAACTTCGGGAAGGAGTTGGATTCGTACAGGATCGAGCCCGACTTCGCCCCGGCGCCGAGGATGGTCGAGAAGGCGCCCCAGCCAGCCTCGCTGCGGGCGAGGGACGCGTTCGCCTCGTACTGGCTCGCTTCCACGTCGCGGCCCCACGCCTCGCGGGACGCCCGGTTGAGCACGGCCTGCTGATCGAGCGCAGAGATGAAGCGAGTGCCGCCGATCGCATCGAGAACCGACCCCGACTGCACGTCCACACCCCCGCCAGCCGCGGCGGCGCGGGCGGAAGCGGCGACGGTGGCGCCGCGCAGGGCGATCCGCTGCGCATCGACCTGGCCGCGCGCCATCGCATCGCCCGCCGCCAGCCGGGCGATGTAAGCGTTGCGCTCGTTCACCCCGGCGTTGTAACCGCCGGCCTGAAGCTGCCCCTGCGCGCCGAGGATCGACCCGCCCAGCATCGCCACTGCCGCCGCCTGGCCCATCTCAGCCTCCGATCTCGATGCGATGGAACGGCATGGAGCACGGGCCGATCGGCTCCGCCGGGTGAACGGTGAATCCGAGGCGCCTCGCCCAGCGCAGCGCCTTCTCGTATCGCGCGTCCACCATGTTCGTGAGGTACGGGTACTTCGGAAGGATCAGTCCGCGCAGGATGAGGCGCGAAGCGTGGAAGAACGCCTTCGGGTAGCGATCCACGAGCGCGCTCGTGAGGAGCCACGGCACCGCGGCTCCAGTGACGAGCGACTGCGGGACGATCCCGAACATCGCCATCACCTGTTCCCCGATCATGGCGGACCACGCCTCGTCGCCTGACATGGTCAGGCAGTCCATCAGTGCCTCGATCGGAGTGCAGCCGCCGGAGGCCAGCACCTCGGCCGCGTCCTCCTCCCGCATGTGCGCCGCGAGGCAGTGCGCGTGCGTGAGCGTCGCCCGCTCGAACCGAATGTCACTCGCCACCGACATCGACCGCCCTCCCCAGACCGACGATGGTGATCGGAAGCGGGAACGGCTGCTGGACGACGACCCGTCCTTCGCGATCGTAGTTGGAGGGGAAGCGCAGCGGTACGAGGCCATCCTTCGGAAGCTCGGCCCCGTAGCCTTCGCCGGCCGTGCGCGTGCGCCCCCAGGTCGCGAGCCGCTGCCCCTTCAGCCCGGCGGCGAATCCGCGGGTGTCCTTCACCTCCAGATCGACACGACGAACGTTCTTTCGGTTGGACCGGACGTTCGCGCCCTGCGCGAAGAGATCGAGCGTCTCCAGTTCGGGGAGGTACGGCAGCCCGACCTTCGCCCAGGACACGCCGTCGGGGAGGTCGGCGGTGATGTCGATCACTCCTTGAAGGACCGTGTACGGGCCGGCGACCATGTCGTCAGCGACGATCATCACCTGCCGGCCTTCGAGGTGGTCGAGCCCAGCGAAGGTCGTCATCGCCGCGCCCGCGTACTCCTTCGCGGAGTCGAGGAAGACCGCCTTCGAGAGATCGAGAGAGCCATCTGCCTTGCGCGGAATCAGGCGCGACGAGAACCGCTCGATGCAGTAGCCGGAACCCCGTCGCGCGGCGATGTATACCCTGTCCTCGCCGCCCTCCGGGATCGTCGCGACGCTGTACGCGAAGGCGTCGCCGTCGGCGGTCGCGTGCTGGTGCCAGGCGGTGACCTCGTGCTCGCGCTGGAGCGTGCAGCCGAGGAGGACCCCGTCGTCGCGCAAGCCCCACAGGATGCCGAACGGCGACTGCGCGAAGGTCCAATCCAGGATCGATCGATTCTCGAACAGGTGCGAGGCCAGCACCGAGATCTCTACTCCGCCGTAGGAGTCGGTGGCGAAGTTGAACAGAAGCTCGCGGACCTGGCCGCCCGTCGAGTAGACGACTGCGCCGTCCACTACCACGGGCTCGACCGCCGCGGAGCCGTGCTGCCCGTGCATCAGCAAGTCGGGGCTGGTGGGCGTGATCGCCTCGTGGGCGGCACCGATCGACCACTCGCCGCCCGCAGTGAGGACGAGCAGTGAACGCACCGACACGAGGTGCCGCGTCGGCTCGTAGCGCTTGGAGGCCAGCGCGATGATCACCGAGCCGTCATCGAGCGCGGTCAGCTGCGGAGGGTCGAAGTTATAGAAATCACCGATCTTCGACCCGTAGAGCAGATCTCCGACAGCAAGCCAGAGCCGCTGCTGATGGAACGCGACCGCCTGCGGGTACTGCGGGTAGGCGGTGAACGGGTTCGTCCCCTTCGGCGGTCCCTGCGTGAAGTCGGGGGCCTGCCCGTCGTCCTTGAACTGCGTGACCGTCGGATCAGTGTCGCCCACCCACCCGTAGAGCTTGTTGCGTCCGCGGTACACGCGGTACCCGACGATCGTGTATCCAGGGCTCACGACCAGCCCGTCATCCGGGCTCCAGTCGATCGTGATTGGGCGGTCGGAGTAGAGGCACACCGAATCCGGCGCGTTCGTCCAGTGCCGTCCGGTAGTGCCGATCTGCCCGGCCGAGTCCATCAGAGCCCACGGGGCGGTCGGAGGCGCGATCCCGGTACAGGTCTGCCCGGCGTAGCTCGTCTGCCGGTAGGTATGCCCGCCGTACGTCACGACCGCGCCGGGAGCGTAGGTAGCCGTGGCCGAATACGCGCTGGCCGCGTCCTGCCAGAGATGCGCCACGTACTGCGGCGCCGTCTCGATGATCCGTCCGTCGGGGAGCTTCACCAGCGTCGTCACCGCCCACTGCCAATCCTTCGCCGGGCGCTCGATGTCGGGCTGAGACATCGAACTCTGCTGGATCATCGGTTCGCCGGGCGTCCACGCCGGCCAGCGCTGGATGTACGAGGCGAGCGTGTCTAGCGTGAACGCCGCGCCGTCCCAGGTCAACACATGCGGCGCGTAGCTCGGATGCACGAGGATCATCAGCTTGCCGATCTGCGTGTACCGGAACTGTGCAAGATCGACCGCTTGGAAGGGCGTGCCGACGAGGGCCTGTCCCGTCACCGCGCCGTTCTGAAGCGCGCGGATGTAGCCCTGCCCGAACTCCAGCATGAAGTTGGATGGGTTGCCGCCCGACTCGTAGATGAACGGGATCAGGCGCACGGGGCACACCGGAACGTAGACCGGCGCGACGAGCACAGTGCCGGGCCGGTTCATCGCCGCGCCGTGCTTGGTGGTGAAGAAGTTCCGGCAGAGCGCGAGCGAGGCGTGGTACTTCTCGAAGTCGGTCCGACCGTGCAGCGTCGGAGCGATCTCACCGTTGGCGAACGTGCTCTGGCGGACGACGGTCATCTAGCGCCTCACCGCGATGGACTCGGTTTCCGGCGGCGGATCCTCGCGCTGCTCGTTCAGAGCCGCGGCCTCCGCCTCGTGGATCGCCTCGTTGAACTCTTCCTTCATCGCCTTCTTGAACTCCGCCTTGCCGGTGAGGGGGATCGCGACGTGCATCGCCAGGCAGGCCGCGAAGGCATCCACGAAGAGGGCGGGGAACTTCGTCGGATCCGCCACCTTGGCGGTGTAGAACAGGATCGGGTCGGAGAGGTCGCAGAGCAGCACCCGCGAGTCGTCCGACACCGCCTTTTCGATCGCGAACGGAATCCGATCGTCGGCGCGCAGCGTGCGTCGCGGGTCGCCCAGCCAGTAGCCGGTAAGACCGAGCGCCGTCCCCGACGGCCAGATCTGTCGAGCGGATACGCAGTCGTCGGGCAGCTTGAAGATGTACTTCCAAGCGCCGCGCGGCGGCTCGCCGTCGCTCACCAGCGGCGCGAGGATCTTGCGCAGGGTGGCGAAGGGCCAGGGGAACGCCGCGAGCACGGTTTCCAGCGCGTCCTCGTAGAAGACGTTCAGAGTCTCCGCCTCGTTCGTCTGGTCCGTCTCCAGATCATCGACGTACGTCGTGATCCCGAGACGGGACAGCGCGTTGTTGCAGATCGTTTCCGGGCCCTTCGCCATCGTCGCCTCCGGTTACACCGGGTCGCTGTCGCTCGGGCGCTTGCCGCCCGCCTTGTCCCGCGAGTGCGCCATCGGCGCAGCGCCGGCCTTGCCGGGCGCGAAGTGGGGCTTCGGCGGCTCGATCTCCGCCGCCTTCTCGACGGGGTAGAGGGTGTGGCTCGCCGTGATCTTCACGCCGTCGGGGAACTCCACCAGCGCGGGGTGCTCGGCGTCGGCGTGGATGTACTTCCCGTCCACGTACCGAGGCTCCAGCGTGTAGAACTTCTGCATGTCGATCTCCTAGAAGGAAGGCCGGGGCCCCGGCGAAGGGGCCCCGGCGCGAGGAACTACGGCACCGCGGCCTTGCGCACGGGCATGTTCGTCTGCCCGAACATCACGACCATCGCGGTGACCTCGCCGTCCTGATCCGCCGTGCCCAGCGTGTAGATCGCGCCGTAGAACTCCTTCGCGGTCTGCTGGTTGAACAGCGGGAGGGAGAACGGCACCACGTCGCCGATCGCGAGCGCCGTGCCATCCGCGCGGACGAGGATGACGCCCGTGTCCGCGATGATCACGGGGTTGGCCGTCAGCGCGGCGTTGTCGGCGCCGACGTAGCGGACGCGTACCGAGAGCGCGCCGGTGCCCGCCGTGACCTTGATCGCGCCGTTCAGCTTCGGCATCACGACCGGCGTGCCGGCGAACAGGTTCTTCGCCGCCCCCGCGTCGTAGACGTTCGTGGACACCTGATCCGCCGTGCCGGCGGCCATGTTCTTCGGGGTCGGGTCGTGCTTGAAGTTCGCATCGCCGAACATTGTTCTTGTCCTTTCCGTTGAGGTTCGAGAGCCGGCGCCTAGCTGATCGCCGTCTCCAGCACGAGGGCGTCCGTGATGCGGATCGGGATGCCGAGGAACGCCGGCACCCGCTTGCCGCCCATCGCGATGTACTCCAGGAAGTTCACGGTGTTCGACGCCAGCTGCGCGCACAGCAGGCGGTACGAGACGCGGTCCATGTAGAACCGGGCGTTCGCGCCCAGCTGGAAGACCGTGCCGATCATGTCCTGAAGGGCGAGGTACAGGGCCTTCTTGTCGGACGCCATGTTCGCGTCGTCGGGATCCCACTGGAAGCGGACCGAGTGGCGGTAGTCCTCCACCGCGATCCCGCACTTCCACTTCAGCTCCGTGGCGTAGCCGCGGAACTTGTCGTTGTTCGAGTCGAAGCAGTCGATCTCGCCGAGGTCCTTCCGGGTGAGGCCGGCCGAGGAGCCCTTCGGGTAGATCCCGTACACCTTGCCCGGCTCCCAGTTCAGGAGCCAGACCGAGCGGCAGTTCACGCCGCCGTTCGTCCCCTTCATCACGTAGGACGAGCAGGTGAAGCCGGTCGTGCCGCCGTAGCGCGGGGTGAGCCCGTGGATCCGGTCGGCGTTGTCGAGCGTGCTCTCGTAGAAGAGGGCGCGCGCGAACTCCTGGGTCATCATCTCGACCTTGCCGGCTTCCTCGGAGCGGCGGAGCCCGGCCATGTCGCCCGGCGCGTCCACGTCCACCTCGGCGCGGTCCGCGATCTGGCCCGTCGTCTCGATGAACTGCGCCGCGTCGGTCTTCGTCCGCTTGACGCCCTGGTTCAGCGAGCGCCACTGCGGGCTGGGCAGGCCGGTGCGGTACGAGATCTGGTGCCCCAGATCGAGGTTCGACGGCACCCACGGGATGTCATCGAGGAAGTCGAGCTTCTTGTTCAGCACCTCCGCCATCGGGCGGACGGTGCTGTCGGGCGCGAGCCGGGCGAGGATGTTCGCCAGGTTCATGAAGCCCTGATCCACGATCGTTGCCATCTGCTTGTCCTTTCAGCGAGAGGTTACTGCGGCGAGCCCCAAAGCTCGGGGCTGTTCGGGAACTCCGCCTTGAGCCGATCGTACTGGCTCACGACGCCCGCCTCGGGCGGCTTCGCCCCGGGGAGCCTGTCCTCGGAGATCAGCTTGCCGATGTTGGAGAACAGCTTGATCATCTCCTTGTTGTTGCCGAGGCCCGTCTGCGTGAGCAGCTGCTTCAGGGCCGGCGACCCGACGCGATCGAGTGCGCGCTTCGCGACGGCGACGTTCTTGTCGAAGTTCGCCCCACCGATCTCGGGGTCGTTCTTCGACTCCTCCGCCCAGCCGGTGATCATCTCCACGTGCTTCTGCGCGGCCCCGTTCTGCTGGGCGATGAAGAAGTCCACGAGCTTCTGAGCGCCTTCGCTCTTGAGCCCGATCTCCTTCGCCAGCGGGAGGAAGCCGCTCATCAGCGCCTGATCCAGCGTCACCCCTTCCGGCAGCTTCACCTTGATCTCCTCGGCCGCCGGGGTCGCCGGAGCAGCGGGAGGCTCGGTGAGGACGGTGCCCGCAGGAGCGGCGGGCGGGGTGGCGGGTGCGGCCGGCGGCGCAGCGGGAGGCGCCGCAGGCGGTGTGGCGGGTGCGGCGACCGGCGGCGTTCCCGTGGGAGGTGCTGCCGCAGGGGTGACGGCGCCCTCGGGCGCCAGGTGGAACAGTCGGCGGATCATTCGGGTTCTCCAGGCTCGTCGGCGTCACGGTCCGCCGTCGTGGTGGGCTTCGTCCTCTCCGTGATCATGAGGACGTAGTGCTCGGGGAG